AGAAGTGTTTTGATGATATGTCATAAACTCTACTAAGGTAATCGGGCAACACATAATTCATACAACCATATAAAGATACCGCTATGTCTACATTCCCTTTGAAAGTCTCAAGCTTGTCAACTTTAAATTTATGGTGCGGATATTTTTCTCTTGACCTTTTTATCATACCGTAGCTAGGGTCAATACCAATATAGTTTTCCGGATTTAAAGAAAACATATCTAGCAACAAACCTGTACCACTTCCAATATCTAATATGTCGACATTGTACAAATGAGGAATTAACATCTCTTGAATTTTTTTATTCTCTTCTAGATATTTTTCATCCTTGAATAAGTCATCGTATATGTACGCTATTTTATTGTATTGCTCACTCACAAAAGTTTTATTAATTAATATTGTTTCCGATATGTCTGCTCCCATAGTCCACCACTTCCAACCTTTGTAGTGATAGCATATGTATTTTATATTCCAAAAACGCTCCTCCTTACCATTCTCCCTAATAAACATTACTACATCCTCAAAATCTTTTTTTTCATTCCAAGTATCTTTTAGCGTATACCAATGTGGGTTTCTACTTTTAGCACTTTTGGCAAATCTATAATCCGCACCCTCAAGTAAATCTATTACTTTTGTTTTTTCCATTATCTACCCCCGTATTTTAAATTGTCTATTCTATTTTGCAATCTCTTTATTTCTCTTTTGTAGTCTTTTTGCAAATCTAATATCAATCTCGTTTGGTCTTCAAGATACATAATTCTTTCAACTGCCTTATCACTTTTAGGGAATCTAGAAATTGTTTTAACTTTTTTTAATACAACTTGCTCAATATCTCGATACAAGTATTTAAACTCCTTTGAGACATCTAATTGGTCTTTACAATATCTTAGACCGTGTAACACAGTCGAATGGTCTTTGTTAACAGTAGAACCTATCTTTTCCAAGCTTTTGCCATCTGTGGCGTACTCTCTACATAAATAAAAATATATGTATCGAGCTTCTGCATATTCTCTTTTCCTTGTAGGGTTTTTTAAATTCAATCCGGTCTTATCTTTAACCGTTTTTAGTATTTGTGTTTTTGTCATAAAATTTTTAGTTTGAGTAAGCTATAACACTCTATGTATTTTTCTCTAGCTTTTGATTTATATTTTTCTTTGAATAGTTTAAAAAGTCTTTTTCGGTATTGGTAATCAGTTTCGCAACCCTCATAGTATTTACGAGCAAACGCCTTTCCCTTACCTAGAAAATAGTTTACATTATCGGCAGTATCACCGGCTATCATTTGTTCATAGAAATTATACCTAGCCTCCTCTTCACTTACATCGTAAACACATCGATGCTTAAACCCGTAATTGTATATTAAGGCAGGGAATTGCATATAGTCCTTATCAATCGATACTATCATAGCTGAATCCCTACCGGCATCTTTGGTTATTTTATACCAATATGTAGCAACTAGGTCATCTGTCTCTACTCCACTTCCGTTTATACCATCGTAGGCTTCGGTTACATAATAATGTAATTGCCCTAGCAACGGGGGTTTAGGTTGGTTAGTTCTATTGGCTTTATATTTTCTAGTCAAGTGTTTTCTAAAGTTTCCCGTACTACCATTAAAAGTAAGGACATCGTCAACTCTATACTTCTCTTCAATCTCGTTTAATATCTTGAAATAGGTTTGGTCAAACTTAGCTTTAGCCTCTTCTATATCTTGATAAAACGGGTCTTCATCCGGTTGCCTATTTGTTCGATAGCAACTAGCGAATATCATCGAGTCTGCATCAACAAGTAATATCATATTTTAACTCTTACAATATTACCGTTGTCATCTTCTCCTATGTTAATCGGGTCGCAATGCTCGTAACAATAGGAGCATATGTCAGTCTCGATAGGCAATAGGGGCGCACTACAACAATTACTTACTATGTTCATTATCTATTAAATTTATTGGTTCTTCTAATTTCATTTGTAAAATCGTTCCATTAATAAAAACAGGAATCAACGGATTTAAGTCTAGGCAATAAATCCCAACAGGCTTACCGTTTTGAGCAACCTCAACGGCTACATTTATATCTTTAGCCATTAACATTATCATAAACATCTTGTCTTCATTTGACATTTTGTTATACAAGTCTATCATTTCGTCTTTTATAGGCATTCCCATTTTACGATATTTTTATTAATCCTAATCCCATCTCTTTAGCTACATAATTAATGTGCTTTTGAGTCGTTTGCGACCAATAACCTAATTGTATTAATTGACCGCCATCTATCGTAGCAACGTGAGTATAATAAGAAATTACTTTATTGCCTTCTATTCGCAAGTTTTGTTTGTATCTATCAAGTACCATATCTAGTCCATTTATTATTTAAACAATAGTTATCATAGGCTTTCTTTTTTTTCTTTACATCTTTAAAGCCTTCTATAAACATCTTTACAATATCACACGCCTCATCTAAGGTATCAACGGCGCATTCTTTTCTACCCTCAGCGGTAGGTACGGTCACGTGGTAACGTTCGACCTCTACAATCTTTACATCTTCGCCATACCCTTGCTTTTGGGCATAACGCTTAAACTCAATAGTCCAATCACATCTAGTCATAATTTAATTTTTGTTTTTAGTTCTAACTCTTCGATTTTAACCTCAGCTTTTCTAGCACGTTCGATAGCTCGATTTTTATCCAAACGCATATCACTTAGCAATTTATCACTAGCGTTTAGGTCAATCTCTATACTATTAACATAAACGGCTATTTGATGCATAGCGTGTAATAATTCGGAAAGCTTCGGAGTAGGTTTCTCATCGTATTTCTTTTTAATAAGATTATATACCTTATTGAAGTTATCGGTATACATATCGTATTTTACGAGAGCAACGTTCTTATAGTTTGCATATTCCATATCTACGAATATACGAAACTAAATGTTATCAACAAAAAATTTTAATTAAATATTTTGTCTGAGTTTAAGTTTTTTATAATTGCTTGACTTTCATCTAGTAAGTAAACTTGTTTCATCTTTCGAGATTTAGTCCACATTGTAGTGTCGGGACAATACATTTCTACCGGTTCGGGCATCTCTATTTCGTTGAGATAAAATAGATAGTTTGCTTTAGGGTCATTTACAAAATATAGTTTGACCATATCGTGAGGCATATTCATTAACCGGTTGTATTTATCTACCTCTAGCATTTTAGTTGGGTAATAGGTTTGTCTAAACTTCATCTCTATTACACACTCATACCCTTTTGGAGTTCTACCTACGGCATCGTAATGTTCGAAGCCACCACCACACCACTCTAAATCCCAGCCATCAAAGTTGTATATAGCAATAACTGCTTTTTCCCATTTATGTACATCCTTAATTTGCATCCCCGAAGAAAAGCGAATCCAATTCTTGAACCCATTTTTTAATTTGTTCTTTGGATTTACCGTTGCATCCACAAGGAATATAGTAAGAGTGTCCAAAATATCTAGAATGTAAACTAGCTATCACTTTTAAATCTGTTTTATGTAGCTCATTTTTATAGTTCTCTTTAAACGCTTTAAACCACATTTTGTCATCTATACTTACTTCCATAAATCTATTTCTATTTTGTTCAACAAATCTTTTCTTTTCTCGCAACCGCAACTAGCATATCCCAACCAATCTACTACAATTTTATTGACTAGCCATTTAATTCCGGTTTTTTTAAATATCTTCTCTAGAGTGTCTCCTAGTTTCATAGTACTTTTTAATTTCTTTTTTTATTATTTTGATAGTGTTTCTCAAACTCCAATAGGTAATATTCGTTGACCTAGATAACTCACTAACATTTACGTTGTCTAAAAACACTTCTTTGAATATCCTTCGCATATAATATTTTCCAAGCTCCTCTTTAGTATACTCAGCCTCTGATATATTTTCCTTCTCAAGTAACTCTAAATAAAGCTCATCTTGATACCATTCTTGTATAGACAAGTGTTTATTGTATTCATTTGTTTTATGCTTCTCACTATACTCCTCAAATTGATTTTGTCGTACCTCGTTGAAGTAGGACATATCATCTAGTGATATAACGTTGACTTTATTCTTTTGTCTAATGTAATCCATATACAAATTCCTAAGAGTTACATATACAAAAAAGTAATTGACCTCATCGTTGTACATTATATTTTTACGGTGGGTTTTTAAGTATTGGTCTATTTTTATGTACATCTCTTGTACAAGGTCTTCTGCTAAAGAGTAGTTACACCCCATAGACCTGAGCATCTTAATCCACCTTTTATGCTCTTTTGCTATTATTTCTAGTACAGGCTCCAAAATGTTAAGTGTATACCAAATATTAAGAAACAAAATGTTATTTGATGATACATCTCTTCATCTGTAACCTCTTCTATTTGAGGGTCAATGCGAGGACTATAATATAAAACCCCTAGTGAAAGACCGTATATTGGTATTAATTGTATGTCAAATCCCATCCCTTTTTTTCACTAAGGTAAACATTTTATTTTAAAATGCTAAAAGGGCAGGTTCTCGGGCGTTTTAACGGCGTCTAAGAGATTTAAATCATCTAGAGTAAAGCCTACGTTATTAGGAACACTTTTAAGCTTAATAGGAGCGTCTGAGGGAGTAGGTCTACCACCGGTCTCAATCTCTTTCACTTTACGAATATGTAAGTGTGTATACATATATTCACTAGGGTGTTGGGTATATCGGTGTACAACCCAAAAGTCATCGGCACGGTTTACGAATTTACCGCCTCCTTCTACGTCACTAGCCAAAGGCGGAACGGGATAACCGGCAAACTCATCTTCGAATCTATGTAAGGTTCGTAACGCACTCGTATTAGCGTGAGTATTTAGCCAAATAGATACATTATTTTCCTTACAAAAGATACGAATCTCAGTACAAGCGTGATAGTCGTACTCGTGACCACCTACGGATTTAAGCAATTCGAAATCTTTTTTCAAAGAATTATAAGGGTCAATAAATAGACCATCGTAGTGCCAAGCGTTTTTTACGTGCTTAGATAAGGTCAATAATTCCTTATAGGTATACATCTCGTTTGTGTCAACAAATTTAAAATGAGAATTAATATACTCAGAGCTCCTTTTAAATCCGGCATCGCTTACCTTTTCAATCGGTAGTTGCTCGATAAATTCTATAAGCTTTCTAATAAGGGAGTGCGGTTCATTCTCGCTAGAATATACGAGCCATTTTTTACCGTGTAGGATAGTATACAATAACATTAAGTACAACGCAATAGACGTTTTTCCAACGTTAGCGTGTCCAAGTATTATATTAAAATTTGAGGGTTTAAATCTTAGGTACTCATCGAGTCCTTTTATTCCTAATCTAGAGGCAGTCTTTATTTCGCCATTCCGGATTTTATTTAGATAGTCAAGTTGGTCGTTAAATTCAATAAGCATCGTTCAATATTTTAGTAAAGATATAAAAAAAAGGGGATAATTAAATCCCCCTTTATTCTAGAAAGGCGAGTCATTCGCCTCTTCTCTGTCGGGCATATGCTCGAAAGCACTAACCTCTCTCTTCTCTTCTCGCCAAGTTCTAGTCAAAGACAATTTAGGTAGACCATAGTCATCCTTCTTATCTTTAGAGCGTACAATTTGAAAATTAACATACTCTCCGGTTAACCCTTGCAAGTAGGCAATTAAATCTTCTCTCTTCGCATCTAAGTTAGCAACCCCACTCTTAAATTTCGGACTAGGGTTTTTAGCATAAATAGGGTCAACAAACTCGCTTTTGTATTCGTATTCCATTTTTTGTAATTT